GGTAAATAATCCAGCAGTATTCCGCGACATCCGTCTTGTGATACCCGACTAATTCCTTGGCAAACATCGATTTTTTACCCTTGTAAAAGTCTGTGTTGATGCTGCTGCTGTCACCCTTTAGCTTCACAAATTCCTCTTTCCACTCGTTCACGGTCACCGTCTTATGGCGCTGGTCACCCACATTTGTCATATGCCCATTGCGTTCTATCGCCTTGTGGATAGCGTTCAGCGCCACCTGCTGGTTCTCCTGCAGCTTCCTTGGCTTCTCTTGGTGGCTGACCGCTTGGCTCTGCATCTGCTGCTGGATAGCCTCGTCACTGGCTCTCACCGCCAAACTGATCTGGGATTCGCTAATGCCTAGCGTCCCAGATTGAATCTCCACCTTCACCATCTCAAAGCCAATCTTTAGCCCGTCCTGACCGTCTTTCTGCTTGCTGATTGTGAGGATGCCGCTGCCAGCTATCGGGCTTGCTGGGTTGGGAGTTGCGTCAATCTTCATCAGTTCAAGCTGAGTGTCCACGGCTCCCAATAGGCTGCTATGCCCCCGCAATCCCTTGGTGGCATCCTTCCCACTGTGATGCAGCACCATCATGGCGCAATTCAGCATCCGCTGGATACGTCCCGCGTTATGGATAAAGGCTCCCATGTCCTCTGAGTTGTTTTCGTTGCCACCGCCAAACGCCCGGGCTAGAGTGTCAATCTGGACTAACTCAAACTGGACACCTGTACGCTCAACCAAGTCCTTAATGGATAGCACCAGCAGGTCAAAGTCTTCCGCGCTACTCCTAAGATTTATCGCGGCCCTGATGACGTAGATTTCGGCGCCAGCTTGCGTGCGGTTGTGCATCTTGCAGGCTTTGATGCGTGCGCCGATGCCGCCGAAGCCTTCGCCGGCAATGTACAAAACAGCACCTGCTGCTTGCACCTCCCGCCCCATCCACGCCCTGCCGGTTGCCACCGCCTCCGCAATGTCCAGCGCGACAAATGATTTGTAGCTGCCTGGTGGGCCGTATAGGGCTGCAAAAGCCTTCTTCGGCAGCACATTGTCTATCAGCCACTCAACCGGCTCGTCCTCAATGTCATCCCAGCTTTCAATGTTAAGCAGTTGCCGCGGTACTAGGATAGGTGGCTCTTCCTCGGGTAACGCAGGCACTTCCTCAACCGTTTCCCGTGGAACAATCCACTCTGGCGGCTGCACCTGGTCTATGCTGGTAATCACCGGCAACGCCTTGGCAAGTTCTGCCAGCTTGGCCCGATCCCCGCCATCCGCAACCCACTCATATGCATCGTCACCTAACTCGGGTAGATTGAAGTCAAGTACCCGTACAGCTTTAGCTACAGGTAGCAATGCCTCCACTACCCGCCTAGCGTACTTCCAACCAGGCGCATCGCAATCAGGAACCACTATCACTACCGCGCCGGTGAAATACTGGGTAATGTCTGCCGGCCAATGCCCTGCACCAGCGTGAGACGTAGTGGCAATTGCGCCTATGCTGACCAGAGCATCCGCTGCCTTCTCACCTTCCACCAAATAGATGGCGCGGCCAGCTTCCCTTGCGTTGATAAGTTCCGGCAGACGATAAGGCACGATCCGCGCACCTGTCATGCTGCCCTTGCGGTTGCCAGCGGCATCCACCTTGTGCAAGCTGTACGTCTTACCTTTGTCGGTGTTGGTCTTGAACCGGCGCTTTACGAACAGCGTCTCGCCTGACTCGTCCTTATATTCCCACTCCTGCTCCAGCGTTGGCATAGTCATCAATTCACCTTTGATTAGCTGGAGAGAATACTCCTGGCGCTGGATGCTTGGCAATAGGTTGCGTTCTCGCACAGCGTCGAATACCGAGTGCTGGTCGCAGCCACCGTGGCAGTGGAATAAGAGTTTGCCATTGTCTTCCTTGATGGACAGGGACGGGTTCTTGTCACCGTTGCCGCGGCCATGCCCAGGTACAGGGCAACTCGCAAGCCAGTTCCCATTGACCTTCTTCGCGTTGCCAAGGGCTTTGGCTATTGTTTCTGTGTCCATGTCTCGTTCTCAGTTTTTAGGGGAAAAAAAAGCCGGTGGAGATCAACCCACCGGCCACCGAATCAACGGTTAAAAGAACTCTTCATCGTCCATCACGGGTGCAGGCGCAGGCTTACTAGCCTTGCGTACGGGTGCTGGCTCCGGCTCAACAAAGTCCTCGCCGTCCGCATTCATGCCTGCGGGACGCGCAACCCAACCCGCCAACTTGAAGTTAGGTACCCGCGTGTTGCCCTTGCCAACCTTTTCGGCGGTACTGTTAACGTACTCAATGACGGGCAGCTTGCCTGCATTGTCATCAGCAGCTTTGTCGCACTCGTTGTAGATTTTTTCAAATCCCTTGCATGGCCCGTAAGCGTTCGCCGACCAATCAACTAGGCCGAGTTCCTTTGAGTACAGGGTGACAACGAATCCGCGCTTGTAGCCCTCGCCAGGTGATTGGCTCTTAGCGCCCAGCGTCTCATCAGGCTGCCAATCGCGTACACCGGCACCAATCATTAACCAGCCGGTCTGCACTGAGTAAAGATCCATGACCACTTTTTTGAGTTGAATTTCCTCCGAGTCGCGGTTAGTCCAAGCGTTAGCCTGCGGTGCAAAGCGGATGTAAGAGTTACCTGATCCAGAGTTGTTTGAAAGATTTAGCATTTCAGTTCCTAAAGTTACGGGCTTGCGCCCAATGTTAGACGGTGGCAAATTCCACCATCTTTGCCAGAGTCAGTCCCGAGGAGACTCTCTCTGTCAAATCGTCGAGCAAGTGTTTGTCTGCCTTGCTCAGTAATTTCTCAGCTTGCGCTGGCGTGATTGGCTCACTCTTGTAGAGATCAACGGTTGCAATCGGCAACTCGCTGATGTCGATGTCTGCTTTCCACTTGCGGATAGCGCGTTTAGGAACAAGATGCCAGCCTGGCACTGCGGCTCCATCCTCCAAACGGCCGGTGGCTAACTTCTTCAGTTCCTCGTAGAACCCTTCCACCAAGTCGGCCTGTTCCAGCCAGTAGGCAATCTCATCTTCCGACAGTTCCTTGGTTGGCTTGATTGGCACCGCTGCCGCCTTCTCTTTGAGGGCTGGGCAATGCAGCTTGGCAGGGCAGTACTTGCAAGCGTTGGTGGATGGAGTAGGATAGGTATCAGGGTTGTAAGCCTTCTCAATGGCAGGCATTACTACGTCCTGCTCCCATGCCAGCAAGTCTGCCAGCAGCATCTCATGCGTGCGGTTAGCACCTGTCTGCGGCTGCACAATGGTCAGCTTCACGCGCTGAAAGTCTCCCATCAGCTTGATTGCGCCCAAGGCGTACAGCTTCATCTGACTGCTGTCAGCGTCCACATACCCGCGCCCCGTCTTGAGATCAGCAATCTCCAAGCATTCGCCCTCGTTGTCCCAGGCCACAACGTCAGCAGTACCCGCACAGTTAGCTTTCTTTGTGTCGAGGATAGATAGGTGCTCCTCCACCGTCACGTTGTCGTAGTTCGCTTCCAGTTCCTTGATGGTGTCAAGGTGTAACTGCGCGAACTCGGCGTTGTCCTGCGTGATAGTGATGCCTTCCACCACTGTGCCAACATGGTTGGCCGGCACGTCACCTGATAGCCAGCATATCTCGGCCAGCGCGTGGATGGCCGTGCCAATCTGGGCGGCTTCACCGCTAGGCGAATCAGGTATCCCCTCGCAAAGCCTAACGCTTGCGGGGCAAGCCAACCAACGTGCTGCTGCGCTCGGCCTTAGTTTGATCCGTTCCATTTTTCTCTCTCTCTTTCGTGTTCATTGCTGATGATTGCGTAAGCCTGTTTGCGTACTTCTGCTGTAACCGCATGACCCAAGTCTTCAGGGTCCAGCAAGCGTTTAAGCAAAACAGTCTTATCGCGTGATGATTCGCGCTCACGCTCTAGCTGAGTCCCCAACCAGATAATGTGTTCGCGCATAGTTCGGAGTTGGTCAAGCATTTTTAGTCCCCGCAAAAGCAGGCAATACTTTCTTCGTTGGGGTCAAACATATCGCGCTGGTCGATGGCGAATGCCGCCATTTGAGCGTAGCTAGGCCGGTCGGAACGGAACACCGCACCGCTTGGCTTGGATGCCAATGCCAATGCCAATGCCTCCATTTTGGCCCACCATATAGCACGTTTTGGATTTTCCGCAATTAGAGATAACACTTGTGCGCCGCCTTTTAGAAAGCACAGATCGCAGTTGCCATGCATAGTCACGCCATTCATGTTCGGCAAGCCCAAGTCAAACGGCTGCGCCTTCCAGAATGCCGAAATGTCTGACTTAGTGATGCCAGAAGTCACCAACGGAATGCGTGACTTGTCAGCAATCTTAGCGGCTCGGCGCTGCTCGTCTGCTCTCATGCCAACCCAATCCATTGTCTCGTTGTGTTCCCATCCCAACGATTTCAAATACTTGTGAATGGTGCGAATTTTCAGTTCAGAAGTGCAAAACCTAGTCACCGGATTCGGTAGGTAATTGCGCTTGCGAATAAGCGCCTCAAACGGCTCACCGTCGCGGCTGGCGGTATCAAATGTCACGCGCTTAAATGCCGGATCCGCGTCTTGAAACTCAACCCAATGAATTTCAACATTCCATTGCTCAGAGCAATCCTGTACAAATTTCAAGGTTGCCTCATCTTCCTTGCCAGTGTTGGCGAAACAGACAATCGCTTGGCATGGTAGTTGCCCCCCCCCACTCTGAATGACGCGCCAAAGCATATAGGCACTCGTGCGACCACCGCTAAAACTGATGCACGTTGGCTCTGTGATTTTGAACGGGTCAAGCATGGCGTGTCAGATACCAGTAAGCAATGAGTGCAGCATCTGCACGGCCATCGTCCTTTGCACGCTTGAACAGTTCGGCTTTGCTTGGGAACAATTCCATTGCACGCATACGGCTGGCATCCTTACCCGCAGCGCGGCCTACAGCCTTCGTCCAGGTGGCAGGCGTGACATAGGTGCTGGGCAATTTAAGACCCGCCACAACGCCTTCTATGATGCCTGCTGACCGCCCAAAGTTAAACATACTGCTGACACCCTGACCTGGCATCGCGCCTACCTTCTCAATCGCAACGTGAGAGTCAGGATAGCCTTCCAATATGTTGCGCAAAAAGGCTGCACTGATATGCCGCTTCTTTGTCTTGCCTGAGTCCACTTCTAGCGTAGGCATATCAATGACTTCCAGTAGGCTCTGGGTGTTCCAATCAAACACGCTGATGGCTCCGCTAATGCCTGGGTCGATGCCAATTACGAAACTCATTGCTCACGCTCCTTCTGTAGCGTCAGCAACCTAGCTTCCACCAAGGCGTCGCAAGCCTCCTGCAGCTTGATGACTGCCGAGTACAGTGGAATCACCTTGGCGGTGCTCCAACGGCTTACCTGGGCCTTGTCAATGCCTGCCGCGTAGCTGACATCGCTCAGAGTGAAACCTGACCGTTCCGCTTTCTCGCGGATGGCCCTAATGGCAGATTGTGTGGTCGTTTCCATGATTAGATTATCATCTCCTTGTTGACGCATTCTACACCGAAATGTCTAGGTGTTTTCCCTAGTGCATTTCGCAACTGCTGTTTGTGATGTATGTGTCATCTATCATATGATGCGGCTGTCATCAACAACGCAACTTAACTTTTTGGAGCTTCTCGATGTTTTCTCTCAATCAAATCGTCCGTGGCAAAAACGCTGGTGTTTTTGTCATCATGTCATTCAGCATTGGTGCTGATGGCGAGCGCTGGGCAGCTCTCAAAGAGCTAAACCAGGTCACCGGCAAATTGATGCGTGGTGGCTTGTCTTTGCCTGAGTCTTGCCTCAAGACTTTTTAACCAACCAGGGGGCTGCGGCCCCCATCTTTAGGAGACACAAATGAGACTTACAGACCGTCAACGCAGCCAGCTTAAAGCTGCCGCAGTATTCGGAGGCGACCACGTTAGCAAAGTCGCAGCCGCCTTGCAGCTAGAGAATCCCGAGGCGTTTTGGCAGGAGCGCGAACTGCACCAGCGCAACTTCTGGCATGAGCCTATGAGTTACGGTTTCACAATTCCGCACCGTAGCTTTGTGCATCGGTATGTGCCTGGCCGTAAAAGTGAGTACGGTCTGGAGCAGCGTCAGATCATGGCGCAGAACCATTACTTGACGGTAACCCGCCAGATCGGAGTAGGCGAATGAAATCCTTAATACTTGACGCGGCACTCTCTGCTGCAATCCTCGCCGGCCTAGCTTACGTTATTACACAATGGTGGTTCGCATGATGAATCCTCTAGAAATTGAGATCAAGCGCACAGTGTTTGCGCACTTGCCTGCGGTTGGCGACTTTGGCATTTTAAGTCGCGGTGACCTTGCCACTGTCCTGCACACGGCCTGCACCGAGGCGGCCTTGGCAGGCTGGGCGCGTGGCGCGGAGACTGCTGAGAAACGCTTGGTGGCCGAGTTGGAGACGCTGCGCGGTGAACTGAAGTCCCTGCAAACCGAGTTGCTGTGGGAGCAAACAAAGTGATAAAGCTACTTGCTAACGTCTTTATGTTTATTGGCCTATGGGCCACCACAATGGCCGGATTCTTTTGGATTGGCTACGCCACCTACGAACCCTATTGCCGCACTGTTGCGGCCTTGTTTACGGAGAACTGCAAATGATTGAAGCTATCAAGCAATTACTGGCTACGCCAACCCCGCTAGAGATGGCGGCACGGGAACTGGTGGAGGCCCAGCGTTCTAAGCTAGAGGCTGAAAGCGCACGGGAGTACGCCTACCACATGGTGCAGTACCACGATGACAGAATCAACCGCCTGCGGGAAAGGTTGGACGAACTCAAAGGGGAGGCGGTATGAAAGAAGACACAGACAAAACGTGGATAGAAGTCCACGGCGGCTATGCCAAGGACATGACCCTGCGTGACCATTTTGCTGCGCTGGCTATGCAGATTTACATGGCAGACCAAGAGTTAATCGCCATGTATAGCCATTTAAGGAAAGATGCCAAACGGGAAATTGCTGTTACAGCCTACATGATGGCAGACGCAATGCTGAAAGCGAGGGAAAAATGACCGACTTACAGTTTTTACTACTGCTTGGTACAGTTTGGTTTGCCCCAAATTGCAATCCGAATTTTGGTTATTTAATTGGGGCTTCTTTTCTAATCGTTGCTTCTATTAAAGGATTGGGGTGGTTATGAACATCATTGAAATAGCGCGACAAGCTGGCGTGAGGGATGATGAATACCGTTTTGAATTTAGCGAACTCAAGTATCTTGAACGCTTTGCCGAGTTGGTAGCCGCACATGAGCGTGAAGAGTGCGCCAAGCTGTGTGACGACATGGATGACGATGTTGTTGATGGGTATGCTGGTTGGCAATACGGCGATGCAATCAGAGCAAGGAGCAAAGCATGAAACCCGAAGACGACGAAGAAGATTTACTTATCAGTTTCTTTTTTACTGCGTTCGCCATACTTATTCTGGCGTTTGTGGTGGTCGGTGTAGGCATAACAATTTGGGGATTGCTATGAAAGATGCAGAGGATGAAGCGTTCGACGAATTGGCGAAGCGACAGGGGCATTGGGGCGGTGGCTATCAGGCTAAGAAAGCTATGGCTGCGGACAAGTTGCAGGAGCCAGCGCAAGAGCCTGTGGCGTTGGTAATTGATGGTGTGCTTGTGAAATCTGCTTTGCCTGAGAAATATACAGGACATCTCTACACCGCACCACCACAGCCAACGCAGGAGCAATGGAACGCTGCGCTAGATGAAGCTGCCAAGCGCATCGGTGAAATGAAAGGTTTTGGACAGGCAACGCAGGACAGCTTTTCTACTTACATTAAAGGACTAAAGAAGTGAAGTGTCCGACCTGCAAAGCCTGGGTGGAAGTGAAAGAGACTCGCAGCAAACCCAACAACGAAACGTACCGCCGTTATCAGTGCGCTAACGAACACACCTTTAGCACCAAGGAAACTTTTGCTGTCTGGGATAACTACCGCAAAAGCGAAAAGCCTGATGAAATTCGCAATCTGCTGCGCAGCGTACCCACTGGCCTATCTTGCATTCAGATTGGCAAAGTAATTGGAATAACTGAGGGTGACGTGCGAAAGAAATTGAGGGGCATGAACGATGTTTACATTACGGAATGGGTTAACCCGCCTCGTCATACCGCGCTATGGTCAGTCGCTGAAAGCGTCAGGGATAAACCATCAAACGCCGCTAGGCCACGCAAGTCTGCTGAGACACTGCGCCAGTTAGGAGTGGTCTAGCTTTCAATCAGTGACTCGCCTAAACTCCGGTTTTCCATCTGGATTCCTGGAGAAGTGTGGGGTATCTACTAATTTTACCCCATTGCCACCCCATGAGTTAGCTTTATTAAGGCTTTCCCAGTACGCGCCAATGGGCGCCAGCATGGCCTTGTCCCAGATGATTTTTCCATCACGGAAGAAATTGAGGTCGGCAGCGCAACGCTTAAGGTGGATGGAGTTCATGGTCTTGCTGCGGCCCGTCTTGAAGTAGATGGCCTGCTGTTCCGGTGTACGCGCCAGTTCCCCGCCAGTGACCATAAAACCTTGGTCGGTCGCGTACTGCACTAGCTTGCAGAAGTCCAGCAAGAACGCCGCTTGTTCGGTGTTTAGGCTCATTTTGCGCTCCTCATCTCAGCCAGCTTCTCGACGGTACGTCCGCCAAAGTACGCACCCATGATGAGCATCCCCCAGTTGCCCAGCAGGGTCACATAGGACTCGTTTGCGTTAAGGCCATAGGCTGACATCATGGCAAACAGGAAGTAACCGCAAAAGATAGCTATAAGGCTCATGGGACGGATATTCTTGGACAGCCAAGAGTCGGAAGACATATCTGCCTCCCAACGGTCTGTGATGTTGTCGGCATCGGCTTGTGCGGCTTTTGCCAGCAGTTCCAGTTCAGCCAACTCCATCTTGGCCTTCTCAATGCCCAACTCCAGCAGGCGTTCTTCATGGTCGTATTGCAGCTGCCGCAGCTTGGCAACGTCCTCGGGAGTCGGGTTGTCAGGAATCTTTACGCCCAAGGTGTTTTCCACCACCTCTTTCCCTTTTGCTTGAATGGCGCTAGACAGCAGCCCCAGCCCGTTTTCAGCCAGCGTGCCTAGCAATGCGCCTAGGATTGGAATCATGCGCGTCTCTCCAGAAAGAGGGTTGTGAAAAAGTAGCTCAGCCCGATGGCCGACAAAAATACTGAAATCCAGAAAGCCATACTGAGCGCTTCCATTATCTGCTGGCGTTTCTTGGCTTTAGCCAGCGCCGCTTCCATCTCTGCCTTCTTGCGCTTCTGGATGATGTTGTTGCGCTCCAGCAGCACGCCTTCCCATACATCCGCATTGCCCGACCAAATAAGCATGTTCTTCAGTTCAGTCTCGGCCTCGGCAAGCTGCTTAGCCTGCATCACCGTCTCTAGTGCCTGTGCGGTATCTGACTTGAACTTCTTGGGGTTGTTCGCCGCCTGCTGAACAACATCCTTGGCTTCAAAAAACTTGCCCAAGTCGGACGCAATGCCCTGAACATCCTTGCCTAGCTTGATGGCGGCTTGGATACCCTTTACCGCTGCCTGCGCGGCTGCAAATGCGGTAAATGGGTCTATCACGTTGGCTACTCGTACAGGATGTTGATGGAGCCAGCGTCAAAGGTGTCACCGCCCGCTGTGGTGATGCGTACACGGTCTAAAACCGCAGCTAAAGTTTTAGAGCCAGCCGATGTAACAAGGGCGCTTGTGCCACCAGAAGCCCGATTTAACGCGCCCATTTCAGTCCAAATATTTCCAGACACATTAGTTAACACGACAAACCCATTTAGTGTGTCCGTGCCAGTGTTAATGCCCGCCAAAATAAAAGCGGTCGTAGCAGGCGCATATGTCGCTGCACTAGCCGCTGTGCAACTTCCAATGCCAGAAATGTATCCGCTAGTTTCTGGGCCGCTACTTGTACCAATCTGTAAATACAGGTTACTTGTACCGCTGGTACTGACTCCATTGAACATAACAGTGATACGTTTCACCCAAGACGGGATGCCGGTGAAGTCAATGCTAGTTCCGCTAGTAGACGCAACAGCAGTGCCAGAAGTGATAACGCTGGAAGCCATTGAGCTAACTGCCGCACCTGTAATTGTTGGGCTGGTAATCGTCTTATTGGTCAGCGTCTGGGTGTCAGTCGTACCGACAACAGCACCGGCAGGGTTGCCAACGCCACCAGCAGGGAATGTGACCCCAGAAGTTCCGCTAATTGTGGTTGCCATAGTGGTTTACTCGTAAAGGATGTTGATGGAGCCAGCGTCAAAGGTGTCAGTTCCATTGACTGTGGTAAGTCGCAAACGGTCAAGAGTGCCACCCAAAGCAAGAGAGCCATTGGCAACCGACACTCGCCCCCCGTCTGTTGCTGAAACATTTGCCGATTCAATCCAAGTATTGCCTGTAATGTTAACTATGGTAACAATTCCAGTTTGTAAGTTTGTATTCGCTACGATGTTTGTTGTAGCAAAAAATCCTGCTGTAGAAGTTACGCCCGTGCCGCTTACCCCACTGCTTTGAACAGCTATGCCTGCGCTGACATATCCTGTATTTGTTACAGAGCCTGCGCCTATTTGCAATAAAAAATTACTTGTTCCGCTTGTAGATACACCTAAAAACATCACCGTAATTCGTTTTACCCAGCTAGGTATGCCTGTGATGTCAATCGTTGCTCCGCTAGTGGTTGCTACCGATGTACCTTGCACCAACTGCGAACCCGTACCTGGTACAGTGACCGTGGGATACCAAGTGGTGTTTGCCAAGCGGTAGACATAGGACACACCTGTCTTGGCGGGCAGGAACGTCACCGCGCTAACTACCGATTGCCCAGTGTTCCCGCTAAGAGTCAGCGCCGTAATCTGCTGACTGCTGCTGAACGTAATGGTCATGCCATCCGCAGGCGAGGCGGGCATCGTGATTGTGCCTGTAGCCAATGTGCCAGCGGGGTTTATCACCAGCACCTGAGTGCCAGCAGCAAACGTGTAGCTAAAGCCCGTGGTCGGGGTCTGGTAGTCGTAGGACTGGAGCAGCCCGTTTGTGCCTGATAGTACAGCGGTCATTGTTGTGCTTCCTGTTGTGCCGCTGCTTGCGCAGCTAACGATGCTTCATATGCAGCAAGCTCTTCGCCTTGCAGTTCAATCTCTTGGACTTCACCCGTCTGAACGTTCACTTCAATTCGTGTTGGCATGATTAACCCTCGTACAAGATGTTGATGGAGCCAGCATCGAAGGTATCTGTACCCGCAACGGTCGTAATACGCACACGGTCAAGTGCGCCAGATAGGGTCACAGTTCCAGAAGTTATGAGACCAATAGCGGCATTTGAATTTGACAGCGTCCCCGACGCAAGCCATGTGTTTGACCCTAGCAAGGCTACTTGAACAGCCCCTTGTATGACATTTGACGCTCCATTATTGTTAGGTATACCAAACCCTGTAGTGAAGGCGGTATTTGCAGGAGCGCCCTGTATGTTGCTTCCCGCCCCAAGATACCCGGATGTGGTAAATGTAGTAGAACCCAACTGCACCAGATAATTTGAAGTCCCGCTAGTGCTAATTAAATTCAACAAAATTGTGATGCGTTTCACCCAAGAAGGAATGCCGGTGAAGTCAATTGATGTGCCAGACGTAGACGCTACCGCAGTGCCCGATGTAATCGCCCCGCCCTGAATCGTCTTGTTCGTCAGGGTCTGCGTGGCGTCTGTGCCCACCAGTGTGGTGGTGGCCGTAGGTAGTGTCAGCGTGTAGCTGCTGGCGCTGTTGGGCGAGGCAATGGTGAATACACCAGCCCCCGCTGCATTGCCTTGGATTGCGACTGAACTCATGGGTTCTCCTTAAACAATAGACCAGGTGGAGCCGGTTGGCACGGTCACGGTGATGCCGGTGGCTACAGTCACAGGCCCGAATGTGCCTGCGTTGTTGCCGCTAGTAATGGTGTAATCCACAGTGACTGTCTGGCCGTTCTCAATGAAGATTTGGTCAGCACCACCGCCAGTAGCACCACCACCCAACGCGCCCCAGGCAGAGGCTCCGTAGCCCTCAAACTTGGATATGGTGGAATTGTAGCGAACCATGCCAGTAGCAGGCGTGGGCCGCTGCGCGGTAGAGCCTACGTTTAGCTTGCTGGCGGTTGTGCCTGTCAGCGTCAGGCTGGTGGCCGACAGCGTAGTAAATGCGCCAGTGTTCGGCGTAGTGCTGCCGATGGGTGGCGGGGACGCAAAACTACTCAGGTCAGAGGGCACCGTAATGTTGTCCACCGTGTACAGCAAAACGTCGGTGGCATCCTTGACCACAAACTTGTAGCTAACAGTGCTGAGTAGCCAGATGTTTGCTTGGCCGTAAGAGTCTAGGATGATGGGGTTGGTGTTAGCAGTCCCAGCCCCGAAATCCGTGTAGGTGGCAATCGGCGTTGATGTGCCCGCCTGGTAGGTGTAAATCTTCCCGCCGACCAGCGGAGCGCCGTCAGTGCCAAAGATTTGCTGCTTGGGGGATGGGGTAAGTTGTGCCATCGTTAACCCTTATCTTGTTTGTTGTCCAGCTTGTCAAAAATTTTGCCCAGCATATCCTTGACTTCTTTCATATCGTCGCGGTAATCCTGCCGTGAGACGTAGAACAAGGGTAGTTTACTCAAGTCTGATTTAAGTTCTTGCACCGCCGTCCACAGTTCACGGGCGAACCATCCAGCAACCGTTAAGGCCGCGCCAAACATGATGTTAATGAGTTGCTGTTCCATGTTATGGCCGTAGGTTGTTGGTTGTTGTAGATTTAGCGTTAGGAGCCAGCGCGTTGTAGTTCGCCGATTCCGCAATTTGTTTTTTGAGCGCAGCATTTGCGGCCATTTCACGGGCATTTGCAGCACCTGGGAAACGAAGTTTTACCAAGCTATCAAGTCCGCGCAAAATAACATTGCCGGTGTTTGAAGTGTTAATTGCTCGCGGGTCTTTCACCAAGGCATCCTGCACCGTCTGCTTCAAATCAACCAAGGTGTCGCGGCCAGTTTTGCCAAACATATAGTCCAACTTGCCTTCACGGTCTAAACCTTCTAGCGCAGTCTTTAGCTTGGCAAATGACAATTGACCTGATGCGTTTTTTGTTAGTTGGTCTTTAAGGTATTGGACAGTCTGGCCCTGCAACTCAGCATATGCTTGTTGCCCTTCTGATCCACCTTTTTTCAATAGCTTTGTGACAGTACGCATTTCTTCCAAACTGCCATCTAAAACAACGTGCTTGAATACGTCATCTAATGCCACAGCGCGGTCAGCGTAGCCACCTTTTTCACCTAGCAATTTTGCTACTCTGTAAGTGTCCTCAAATTGCTTACCAAGTTGATTGCGTTGCGCTCTAGCCGCACGATACAAGTCACCGCCAGTGCCTTCTGTGACTTCATTGATAACCTTTTTAATGTCACCCATAAATACACCAGATGGATCACCTTTTTTACCAAGCTGCCCAGCAACTTTGTATAAGTTTTCAAGGTCATCAATAGTGACTTGCCCATTCTTAGCGGCTTTAAGTGTTTCTAGTTTTGCTTTAATTGAGTTAATTTCTGGAACAGCAATTGCCTCTGGCTGCACAAATGTCAGATATTGATCTAACTTTGTAGTGTCAACTACTTGTTTTGTTTCGCCAGAATCCCGTGCAGCTTGATAGGCTTGATCTACCTTTGCTTTTTTTGCGTCAAATTCTTTAACAATCGCGCTGTCCACAATGCTTCCGACTTTGCGATATGCCGTAGGGTCAGCGTATTCCGCACCAGTTTCACCTGCCAACTTTTCAAACTGGTCAACAATAGCCTTGCTTTGAGCCTTTTTCAATTCAATGATTGGCGCAGCCATCTCAGGCTTTTGCTTAACAATGTCAGACTCAAATTGCTGTAGGCCCAACTCAGGCACCTGCTCTCCCTTGGTCAGCGGTATGCCAAAGCGTTGTGCGCGTTCCTGACGCAACGTAGCGGCAGCAGTCTCAGCGGCACCCATACCAGGCATTACGGCGGCTGGTTGCCTGCTTGGCAGTGCTGCCAACATGGCGTTTTTGGTTGCGCTTACAGTAGGCTGGACGGTTGCCCTTAATTGATTAACAGCAGGGCCGCCAAGCGCACCAACAGATTGCAATGTTCCCATCGGAACACCAACCATGCCGCTTGTAGCCTCGCCAATCGCTTGCGTTAATTGCTGGCCTGTTTCAAAGCGCGGCTGATAGGTCATTGCTTGTTGAATGCCTTTTGCGGTAGTCTGATTGACATCCCGCTTGCCGCTATAGATGTCACTTGCAAGCTGGGCCGCAGCAGAAACAGGCATAGCGACGGCGCTTGATGCCATTGCGGGAATAGTCTCTAGCGTGCCTAGAATTCTGTCGCTTAACGTAGGCGGTGGCGGTGATGGCAATCCTGTAATGCTGCCAGGAATCCGACTTGCACCACCCAAATTGATTGACTTGTAAAAGTCACCTTTAGGCATATCCGAATAGAATTTTGCGTGCAACGCATCAGCTAATTGCACGTCAGGCACATCCGCATATTGCGGGTACTTTTGCCGAATGTCTGCAATAGTTGGCATGATGTTATTTCCGAATTCCTAGTGGATCAGATTCAGATGATGTGCCTACGCCAAGGTTTTCAATTGACTTGGCACCTGGCCCAGCTTGCACTTTCATCGCCTTGATTGCTAACTCACGCGCATCTTGTTTTTGCTTGATAACAGCAGGCAAATCTCCAGGCCGAGGAAAATATAATTTTTCCATCATTGAAAATTCACTTGGTTGAATTGATGCACCAGATTCTTTTCTAAGCACTGCTGAAATAAAGTTAATGCGCCCGTTCAATACTTGCTGCTGTTCTGGGCTATAGCCACCTAAAACTTCTGGCAAAACATTGTAAATGTTATCTACACCAGAAGTTAATTTGTCGCCAATCAAAGGAACAAGACCAACCACAGCACCCGTTGTGCCTCCTATAACTCCAGTGTTTGATACGCCCTTGTTTTCTAGGTCTTTAAGCACAGCGTGAGAGTCTTTCATTCTCATGCCAAACGCCGTAGCGTTGCCCTGAGACTCTGTTAGTCCAGTAGTTTTACCTTTTAATGGAACTCCAACAGTAGGAGCACCAGCAGGCGCGGCAGCAGGCGCTACCGCAGGTGCGGTAGGAGCCAGGCGGCTATCCGTTACGCCTACTGAGCCACGGCCAACACCAGCCGTTGGCGCGACCCCGCCAATGCCAGTAAATGGCGCAGCAGATGGTGGGCCGCCTGCGTTAAGGGTAACAGGATAGGCTTGCAAGGTTCTATTGTTGACACCAACAATTGAGCCGTCTTCAGTCTGCTGAATTGTGAAACCAGGATTAGCTTTTTCCCATGAGAATTTAGCTTGGTCAAACGCAAGGCGCTGAGAAGCCATATCGGTTCCCGTAAGAACCTTGCCGCCCGCAACAGTAACGGGAGTGCCTTCACCTGTTCGTTTGTCAATTGCAAAATACTTGGTCACACCATTTTGTGTAATTTCTTTAATTTCTTTACCAGGGTTAGCTTTTTCCCATTCAAATTTAGTTTGGTCAAACGCAAGGCGTTCGTCTTTTGCTTTAATTAATTTGGATGGATTACCTGTTTGCATATACGCCGCAAACGAATCAGAAGTGTAGTCTTTCGGGTCAATCTTTGCCAATGGGCTTTTTGCTAGTTCCCTAAACTGATCTACTAACAACTCACGTTCTTTAGCCCATTTTTTTGACCTTCCATATTGCAAATCACCGTTATCAATTTCCGCTTTAATGCTTTGCGCTGTTGGCGCAACCATAGCATTGACAGGCGCAGCAGCGGCGGGCGCAAGAGCATTGACAGGCGCAGCAGCAGCGGACGGCGCAACCATTGGCGCAGCATCGCCTATTGGCGCAACCCCGCCACGTTTAGCTGTGGCATACCTTTGGTCATCTTCAAAATCTTGAATTAGCTGGTACGCATTGGCCATGTGCGTTCCAACATCTTGCACTTCTTTATTTGGGTGCCCAAGCATTGCTTTTATAACGCTTAAAGGGTCTTTTGGCGCGGTTCCATTAGAATTTTTTTCTGCCGCATCCATAGTCTTAGCAATAAAATCTTGCGCTTGCACTGCCCGATCCAACGTCAATTTGGATGATGCTGCCCGAGTCCGCGCCTCCTCCATCCGCAATGGAGCCATCTGCTGATTCTCTTGCATTTGCATCTGTGCAAGCTGATTCTGAGTGCCAGCGTTAACCACTCCCATAAGTTGGCTGTATTGGGCTAACGGGCTTTCCAACTGAAGCGGTTGCCCAGTTAGCGCAATTCGTGTGTCTAATGGCATGATTGTTCCTTAAGCCAACGAAACGCCTTGTTGTGGCCTTAACATTTGATTTATTGGACTGTTGTAGTTTAGATAGTTGGACAGCCCGCTGTTAATTGCGTTGTACCCGCCCATGTAACCCGATGCCCTAGCATTGGCTGCGCCCGTGTACCCCTCGGCGGTAGCGTTAGCGCCTTGTATCCCGTAGTTACCTATGTTGGTGGCGTTTGTTTGACCAGCCGCGCCTAGAGTGTTGGCAGTCGTTTGGCCCACGCCGGTCAACGATTGCAACGGGCCTAGACGCGCTTGGCGTTCAGCTTGGTAACGATTAAAAGCGTTGGTGTATTCCTGAGAACCCATGTCCTGCCCGTAACGGGTAGCGGCCTTCATAGCGCCGCCAGAGATTAGCCCGCCGCGTGCAGCCGCAGAACGCTCTAACGCCTTTTGGCCTTCCGACAATCGGAAAGCGTAGCCTGGGTCAGATTGAAATTGCTCCTGACCAAACGGCGTGTAACGAGACGCTTGCACCAATTCGGGCAGTGCATTTACGCCAGCTTGGTAGAACGGCTGCTGACGCTGGACGTTTTGTTCGTACTGCTTTTGCTGCAAGTCTGCCGCATAACGGGATGCAGCCGCTTGTGCTTCAGCCGCTTGTCGTGCAGCGTCAGCTTGCGTATCCGCAGCCCGATTAGAGGAACCCATCCCCAATAAGCTGCTACCCAAAATGGCTACGGGAGTCATCCAATCCATATCAAGCCCCTTCGCTCATAATTTGAGCAATATTCTATAAAACTCACGATACTTCCCTTCCGCTGACGCGCATATTGATGGCGCTGGCCGCGCTGGCAATTGTGGAGATAAACCCGCCCGATGGCAAGATGTGCCCCACCAACTCGGGAAAGATGTAAGTCTCGCCTGCCGTCAGCGACTTGGCCTTGACAATCAGGTTGCTGCTGTCTGCCGTGTAAGACTGAGTGACCAAGTTGACGCTGATGGTTGCCGTGGACGCGCTGATGTTTGTGGCCGTGAACTTGTCAATGATGGTCGTGACGTTGCTGGCGGTGTACTGCGTTGTCTGCGTGTCCGCGACAAACTTGGCTGGCACTAGATTTTTGGCAGTGACGGTCATACAACAACCCAGGTTGAGCCGGACTGTACAGTTACCGTGATGCCGGTATTGACCGATACAGGGCCAGCGGACAAACCATTGTAGCTTGTTGGGATGGAATAGCTAACCGAAACCGTGGTGGCGTTTAGCGTAATGCCGTTAGATGACGCATTTGCCCCATTGGTCAGCACGTTCAGCGTTGGGTCGTAATTGTCCGCAAGCTGCGATAGATTCCGTGGGATGCTCATGGTGTCACCTCTGTCCAGGACAATGTTGCCTCGTCCCAATCATACATATTGCCGTCTGAGGGCATCGGCGCTGGCGGCTGCCATAGGCAAGTATCCTCGTCCAATGTCCAGCTTAAGTATGGTTGAGGCGGGATAAACGCATCACGTTGGGAATCGTAGGTGTAGCCGATGCCAGCGTAGTTTTTGCGAAATGGTGTGCCGCCTAGCCGATGCTGCCCGCCTTGAGTGTTGTAGCTAGTCTGCACCCACCCAGAACCAAAAGCGCCAGAGTCAATGACATCTTGGTCAGCCACAATGACCTGCATCACAATTCCATTTTCAACTTGTGCAAAGTGGGCCATGATTAGAAAGTGATTGTTCCAGAAGATGTGTATTTGTACACACGATACCCACCAGCAGTAGTGACTGTGGGCGAGCCTGTTGTGGCAGCGGCTAAAGGGTAAGAGTCTGCATAACGTATTACGACAACACCCGAACCGCCTGTGCCGCCATTGGCATCACGGCTACCACCAGCACCACCGCCAGTATTTGGCGCACCGCTTTGGCCAATAAGTTTGGTGGTTGCAGTTGCATTGTTACCGCCGCCGCCGCCACCGCCTGCGCCGCCAGGGAAGAAAACAGTTGCGCTAGTGTTGTTAGTTACCCCACCACCACCGCCAGCAAAATATTGCCCAGAACTTGTTAGCGCGACACCTGTAGTTGTAGCCGTAGCCGCCGCGCTCAATGTGTATCCACCTGTGCCGCCAGGCGCGTAGAAATACACCGCAGTGCCAGAGTTTATTGTTCCCACCAATGAATTACTTAGGGTTATTGTTGTGCCAGCAATGGCAGTGACATAAGTGTCAGCGCGAATTCCTACAGATGAAACATTGTTTAATACTTGCGCTCCATTGCCTGCCACCAAATGCCCGACTGCGATACCTGTGGCGCTAGTGACTGTAATATTTTGAACTATGCTTCCCGTTCCTGCGGCTGATGCATTAGCACTTAATGTAGTGTTTGCTACAGCAGTACCTGTGGCTCCATAAAGCTGCTGAGTGATGTAAGCGCCTGCGGGGATACCTGATGTTGTGGCGACTAGCACACCAGGCCCAATTGCTCCAGTGGTGATTGCCGTGACAGTCAAAACAGTTGTTGATGCAATGTTTCCTGTTCCTGAGAATGCGGGGACTATTGAACTTGAAGTGCCTATGCCTCCACCAGCGGCAGTACCTACAGCACCAGCGCCGCCGCCTCCACCGCATTCAAAAGTAGTACCACTACCTATGCCGCCATTGTTTCCTTGTCCTGAAGTTCCAGCGCCAAATGTTCCCGCAGTAGCCGAACCGCTGCCACCACCAGAGCCGCCAGCAATACCGTTGCGCCCGTTGTAACCGCCAGCCCCACCGCCGCCAGTAGATGTAATAGAAGAAAAAACAGATGCATTTCCGCTTCCACCATCATTTAACGCGCTACTGCCACCGTTATATAGGCCAGGACTGCCTCCCGCGCCAACAGTGACTGTTAGGGCTACTCCAGACGTAACTGAAAACCCTGTAGCTGTTCTAAAACCGCCAGCACCGCCACCAGCGCCAACTTGAGCGCCACCGCCTCCACCACCAGCAACTACAAGATATTCCACAGTTGCAGGCGAATATCCAGGCCAAGCACTTGCTTGCTTGCCTTGCATAGCTTCTGTTTGCGTCCATATTCCAACCGCAGCAGAACCGCTGGTAGGCGCAGCCGTTGCAGACAGAATGGAACCTTTAAAACGATTCATTAGGTGATAGCCTCATAGGTAGCAACCATTTCAATTGAACTGCTAGTGCCTGATGTCACCACAATGGATTGCGCTTCACCAACATAAATGGATGTGCTTTTATCTACCACCATCAAAGATGAATTACCTGGAACGCTAATCTGATACGCAAGCCGATACGCCGTGCCGCCGCCGCCTGTTGCGCTGTTGATGGACACTGTAATGGTTGCGGCAGTTGCGGTGACATTGGTTGCCATAATCGTTCCGACTTTGTTGACCGTGCCAGTAGCAGGTGTCAAACCCGTCCAAGTAGTGGCCGATGTACCAGTTGGCACTAGGTACGCCGTATTTCCATAAATGGAAGTGACGTTAACAATATTCGGGTTTGCCATGTTCTATCCTAAATAATTTATTGCTTGCAGTAAAACATTAGCGTTTTCCTTTAACGCGCCGATTCCAGTATTGCACCCATGACACAGCAATCCACGAACTTTGCTTGTTTTATGACAATGGTCAACGTGCAATCCTCTTTCAGATTGAGGAACCTCGTTACAAATTGCACATTTACCTTGTTGCTTTTCATAAAGTTCTATCAAAAATTCTTTGGTTACGCCATATTTGTAATGCCTAGAAGCCCAACGATCAAGCCATGTTCTTTTATGCCATCTTCCTTTGCATTCGTTTTTATGACATTCCTTACATTTTTTATTTGTCCTGCGTCCATTCTTATCAACATAAAAATTTGCAATGTTTGATTCACCGCATTTAGGACATTGTGGCGTTTTGCAAATTGATTGGCCTTGTTTAATTTTATAGTCGGGGTCAGACCACCTTGTTTTTGCTCTATCGCTTGCCGCTTTCCTTTGTTTATCTGTCCACATTACTTATTCTCCAAAAACTACATTGTAGCATTTGGACGCTAAAACCCAAAAATCATACTCATAGCTATAGCCTTGCCGGTGCTAATGCCGTTTGCAATTACCGACGTAGTGATAACCAAAGCCTCAACAATGTCGCCAGACGCGCAAGCCACGCCTAGCGTGAAATCTGTCCCGCTGGTAGCGGTGTAGTCCGATGTCGCCAACAGCACGCCGTTGACGTAAACCTGCAAATAGCCTACCGAATAGGCCACCGTGAACACGGTCTGGCTGGCTGTAGCGGTGAACGATGTGCGAGTGTAGGCGCTAGAGCCGCCGCCTCCGCTGGCGTTGATTGTGACCACACCCGTGCCGCCAACAGGCGAAATGGTGACGTTGGTGCCCGCCACAATCTGCGACACGCCGCCTGTAGCCGCAGCCCAGGTTGCCGTAGTCCCGTTGGATGTCAGCACGTAGTTGTTAGCGCCAATGCCCAACCGAGTGGCGCTGTTTGTGCCGTTGCCAAGGATTAGGTCGCCGGTGGTTGTGATGGGTGACAAGGCATTAAATGCTGCGCCTGCCGTAGTCTGACCAGTGCCGCCGTTAATGATGGCGACAGTGCCCGTTACGTTAGATGCTGTGCCAGATGTGTTTTGGTTAAACGTTGGCCAGGTAAACGTGCCGGTGGTGAAGTCGCCAGATTGCGGGGTGCCCAAGATTGGCGTAACCAAGGTGGGCGAAGTCGCCAAAGCAATCACAGAACCGCTGCCGCTAGTGGTGTACGACGTGCCCCAAGCGGTTCCCGTGGAATTGGGAATGCCTGCGCCTGGGTACACCATCGGCAGGGAATTGTTAATCGTAATGGCCGCCGAACCGTTGTAGGTCGTGCCTGCGCTGAACGATATGCCGGTGCCAGATGTCAGCGAATTGGCAACAGAGCCTGCCGAACCCGTTGTATTCTGGTTAAGCGTAGGCACGTCGGCAACTTGAATCGTGTTCATCACGACGTTTGTGCCATTGCCCCGCAAGTACGATCCGCTGGTGACCGCGCCGGCAAAAGCGTTCATTGCCAATTGCGCGGTTATCTGGCCTGAACCGCCGTTAGCGATAGCTACAGTGCCGGTCACATTGGCCGCGTTACCCGAGATGTTGCCGGTCACCGCGCTGCCCGATATGGCAATCGCCGTATTGGTGACGCTGGTGACTTGGCCCTGCGCGTTGGTGACAAACACGGGAACCTGGCTGGCCGACCCGTAGGTGCCCGCTGTGCCAGTGTTGGTGATAGAAAACTGGTTGGTGGCTAGGGTTAACCCTGTACCTGCGGTGTACGTTTGTACAGCCGCAAACTGGATAAACACGATTGACGTAGTGCCAACCGTAATGGGCAGCGGGGTCTGTTGCACCCATGAAGTGTTAGCGTTGACCGTGCCAGACAGCACTAGCAGCAGGTCGCCAATGTCAATCTCGTTTGTGCCAGTGCCGCTGGTGTCGTAATCCGTAGCACGGGTCAGGATGTAGGGCAACGCCCCGCTTCCAACCTGCGTGACCGTATAGACACCATTGTTTGCGCCTGCCGCCTCATTCTTGACCAAGATACGCTGGCCGCTGGTAACGGTCACCGAGTCCACTACCAAGGCAGCATTAGCGGTGGCCGTCAGCGTAGCGCCTACGCCGCCAGTACCGTTGTTGTAGGTGTTGGCAGGGAGCGCCGCTGTAGTGGCAAGGTTACAAGCCGCGTGGAAGTTGATGCCAGTAGCAATGCTGTCGGCATAGGACTTGTTAACGATGTCCGTGCTGGCGCTCGGCGCAGTTGAGATAGTGCCGGTGGTCAACGCAACCGATGTGATGTCGGTGTTTGCGCCACTAGCCGCTGCGCCCAGGCTTGTCCTAGCGCCGCCCGCTGTAGTGGCTCCAGTACCGCCGTTAGCTACCGCAACCGTGCCGGTTACGTTAGCCGCTGTGCCAGTAGTGTTTTGATTCAGCGTAGGCACATCAGCCGCCACGATGGCCGCTAGGGCAGAGTTAGTGCCGTCCGAACGTAGGTAGTAACCCGATGTTTGTGTGCCGGTCAGGGCAGTGATGGCCGCTGGCGCTGTGGTTTGCCCTGTGCCGCCATTAGCAATCGGTAAGGCGGTGCCCGAGTAGCTGATTGCTAGCGTGCCGCTGGTGGTAATGGGGCTACCGGCTATCGACAAAAAGGCTGGCACGGTGGCCGCAACGCTGGTGACCGTGCCGCTGCCCGCACCTGAGTTAATAGTCTGATTGGGCCAAGTTCCAGTAATGGTGACGTTGGTTCCTGCAACTAGGGCAGGCGTTGCCGTGCCAGTGCCACCAGATGCCACTGCAAGCGTGCCGCCCAAGGTCACGGCACCCGTGGTAGCCGTGGCAGGCGTTAAGCCTGTAGAGCCGCCGCTAAAAGAATTAACGCCCGACGTGGACAAGACAACGTACTTGACGTTGCCCGAGTTGTCCACAACCTGCCAGGCGCTGCCGTGGGTGTAAGTCAGCTTTTCGCCGACCAACAAGGTGACCGTGCTAATTAGGTACGGCGTGGACGAATCCAACATTTCCACGGTCACCACTTGAGACACCGTATCGGTGTTCAAAATGGTCACCATGTCAATGTCGCGGATGGTTGACGCAGCAGGCGCAGAACAGATGGTTACTGCCGTTGTGCCATTGGAATTCGTGAGTTTTGTGCCACCCAAATAAGTGCTGGCGGTTTGGTCAGAATAAGACACAACTGCCTGCATGGGTGCAGTGGCTTGCGCCCCGCCCAAGTACAGCGCAAGTGATCGGTTTACTGTGTCAAGTCTGATCATAATTTACCCATGTGCTGCCGCAAAGGCATAGATGGCTGGCCCACTCGCGCCGCCACCGCCCGCCGCCCATGTCGCCGTAGTTCCGTCAGATGTTAAGACAAGACCGTTTGCGCCAATGCCCAAGCGGGTTGCGCTATTAGTTCCATTGCCAATAATTAAATCCCCTGTGGTTGTGATGGGGGATAAAGCATTGAACGCGGCTGTAGCCGTAATGGCCCCTGTACCGCCGCTGGGAATGCCTAAAGTGCCGCCGAGGGTGATAGTGCCACTTGACGTTATCGGGCCTCCTGTGGCCGTTAAACCAGTAGAACCTCCCGATACATTGACCGATGTGACAGAGCCTAGGCTTTGCGCGGCGGGCGGGGCAAGCTGCAAGTCATCTAATGATGTCTGATTGTTCCCGCCGCCCGTCAAGGCAAACAGGTTAAGAAAAAACCGATACCACTCACGCGACATCAATCCCGTGCGTTGGTCGATAAATTCAACCCGCGAACTAGGGATGTTGGTTATGTTGAGTTGATTAGGCATTTGTCGGACTCAAAATTAGTTCAGCGCCCATAATGGCAACTTTGACAGGATCGGTGCCGGACACTTCGTAAACCCTGTCGCGCAGCTTAACCGTCATGCCTAGCCGCCGCCAGAACACGCGCTGGTAGTACGCGCCAATCTTACCCATCGGTGACCAGTGTTCGTTGCTCCAAGTGTGGCCGCCATCATCCGACCAGCGCAGCATAGCCTGCGGATCAGAGCCTTGGCCGTCAATCAGGCCAACGCCTGACTCGCAATTGAGTTGCAATGTGTGGTGCGCGGTACGCTTGAGATTGTTCTGCCCAGTTGGCAGGGCGCGCCATGAGCGCAGCCACTTTTGGATGTCGCCGTTGTCTGAGTAGACATTTAGGCTCATCTTGTAGATGTTGCCATTCTCAAAGTCACCCACAATGGTATTGCCAAGGAAATTGCACTGGCAATTGCTGCGGTGGCGGGTGAATGCTCCGTTAAGCCACCCAGCACGCTCGTGCCAGGCTTGCGTGGAGACATCGTATACCCAAGTGGCATTTCCCGTTGGAAACGTCAGCACATAGAAAGCGTGGCCTTCTTGCTGGTAGGTGTAGCTAATAGCGTCGGAAATGTCGCTGTATTGAGCAATCGCGTACTCAATAGCGTGAGTTGATATCCGCTGGCCGGTGTAACCGTTGGCACGGTAGACAATCCCCTGCCCGCGAGCATCGGTGCCCAGCCAAAACAATCCATTGTCTAGCTTGGCAATGGAGAATGCCGCAACGCAACCAATCTCGTTAAACGCACCTTGGATGCGGGTCAGAGGAAAGTCAGCTAATCCAGCGTCGTACCAGACTTCCACTGAGTCAGTTCCAAACAACCAGGCTTCTCGGTGGTCAACAATAATCCCAACCAAACCGTCGGGTGAACCCTCGGCACTGGCAAAGTCTAGCGGGTCAACCGATAGGCCGTCTAGCAAAGATGTAACCCATACGCGCTGGGAGTCCGGCTCGTTGAAAACAAAGTACCCATCCAAATAACCAACCGTCACCGCGCCTGGGAAATCAGGGTCAGTAATCTGCGCGAATACGTTGGTGACCTCGTTGTAGATGTAGCTGTCGGGGTTGCAGGCAAAAAATAGCTGCGTGCCGTTGTCCGCAATTGACACTGGCCCTGTGCCTGACACTGTGCCCAACAAAACCGGATCGCCGGTCATGGTAGACATTTTGTAGACCTCATTACCGGACACAACGTAGAAGTCGCTGCCGTTGGTCTGATGCGCCCACAAAGCGCGGATCGGGCCTTCTCCAACAGACTGTAAATATTCCAACCCAGGGGCACGGTTGAGAAAAGCGGCAGTCTGCCCGTTGTCCGGTGTCATTTCCGGAAACAAGTTAACCATCCGATTGTCCGCAGCGTTGATACTGCGGGCGACGTAGGACGCGCCGAGTATCGGGGTCTGCATCAGTAGTTTCCTGCGTAGATGTTGAACCGCTGGCGGCTTGCCACAATCGCGTAAGGCATCGACATCACATCGTCAGGGTTGTTGATGCGCTTGAGATTGCGCTTGCTGGTCATTGCAATGCGTTGCACTTGCGGGCTGGGTTCGACACCGAACTCAGGGGCAAATTCCATCGCCAAGTTGTAAGTGAACGCCCGCAAATAGCCTGGCGGGAACAAAATGTCAGTGGTCAACGTAGCTGGCCGGTCAAGTTCCTCAACACTAATAAAGTGCCATTCCAAATCCCGCGTGGGCTTCGGATAGATGTACATATCAATGTTGGGATACGTCATGTTGACAAATATCACCTGCGGATAGGTGGATGTCACCGTCTTTACGGCAATACCATCGTATTGCTGCTGGTTGATTGCTTTGATGCCAAAACTGACGTTTGTGCCTGGGTCGCGGTAGTAGGTTGCGTCATCCAGCAAAATAGGCCGGTTGCCCACAAAGTCACCCGTCGGGCCAAGTGTGCGGTTAATGAAACCGGCAGGCCAGGTATACATTTGATCTTGAGTGCTGAACACTGACAAGCGTTCAGTGTTCCAAGAGTCAATCATCTGATTGAGCGCCATTAGTGCGTCTTGCGACACCGATGCGCTAGGAGTCTCGCCTTCAGCCAATACACCCAGCAACCGCAGTGCCCGATTGATTTGGTCACCAGCAGTGTATGTCGCCATAGCTAGACCCCTTCTAATTCGACTTTTCTACGCCGCTTTACTTCCAGGACGTTCACAGGAGCCGCCAATTCAAAATCGGGCGTATCCAAAGTATAGCGCACCCAACCGTTTTTCTCATCGGCAACTGCTTCAAGTTCCATAGTCGCTACTTTAGCGCCGTGGATGGGATGCTTTAGGTATATGACCATAGGTTAGAAAGGGGGCTTGTGGCCCCCTCCTTTTTAGCTTGCGCCGTGGATGATGGAAAAATTGATAATGACTGCTTCAGAATATGAAGTAGCCGCAGTCAAATTCCGCAACGTAATCAACGCAGAACCAGCAGCCAAATACGAAACGTAAGTGGTGTAAGCCCCAGCCGCGCTACCAGTAGTGTTACTAGAGACGCACACAATGATTGTGTCATTGGTTGAGATTGTGCTGTTGGTCAAAACAAACGACACAGCAGCGCCAGCAGCCAACGCTGCGTTGTTCATAGTAATACGGCCAGCAGACTTGTTCAGAGTTACCCCTGTAGCTTTGTCTGTCAACTGCGTCACAGCGCCTTGTGCTGCTGCGCTGTAGCCAATTTCTTGGCTGGCGTAGCAGGTAGTAAATTCGGGGTCGCTATACGCAACGCCTACTGCTTGGGTATTTGGCATGATGTTTCCTTAAAAAACAGGGGCAAAAGCCCCCGTTAGGTTTAGGCCACGCGGTACAAAGACCAAGCGCCATCGCCAGTTTTCACTGCGCGGTAGGCTTGAGCAGTGCCAGCGGTGGTGACGGTCATCAAGCCTTGTGAGCCTGACGAACCAATCGTCCAGCCGGTATTGGTCGTGATAGTAATCACGCCGCCGCCGGAACCGTTGGTATTTACCACTGTAAAGTCAAAGCTGCTGCCAACTTTTGCGCTAGACACGGCTGCGTCCAGATCAGTAGCCAAAGGCAGTGTGTACGCCGCTGCGGTTGTGGTGGGAGTGCCCAAAAGAATACCGTTCAACAATTGGGCAGTTGTCAGCGTTGCCGTGACAGTTGCCGTTGCTGGGGTAGCTTGGGTGTTCATTTGAACTTCGTTCAAATTGCCGTCACCAACTTGGTAACCGCCTGCGCCATTAGGTAGAGCCATGATAATTTTCCTTTAGAAAGAGTTGATTAGCCCCACAGACGGCAAGCCATCTGAGGACGAATGGTGCTGAAGCCATACAGTACGTCAATACGGCAAGGCATACGGTCGTTGTTGATGTCGTACTGACGAACAACGCGCAAGCTGATACCGTTATGGACGGAACGTGCGGCCATGTCAACGCCTTGGGGCAGCAACAGGTCAGCAGTAGCAAAAGTGATCGCATCCTTGTGGTAGATCAAGTTTTGTGGGTACTGGGTGCTGGCAGTTCCGATGAACACGACGGCTTTGCTGTTAGCAGGCAAAGTCAGCATGGTCGCCAGTGCGCTAGAAGCCGAGTACATAGGGGCCACGGTCACAGTAGCGGTGGTGGTGCTAGTCGAGGATGCCAAGACCACAAACTGGAACAGCGAACCAGTGGACTCACGGGTTTGCGGGTTCACAGCGTAGCAATCAGCAATCGTAAACACGTCACCAACCGCGAGCAGTTCGCCAGAGCCAACGGTCAGGGTCAGGGTAGACGAACCTTCGGAAGTCACAGCAGCGCCAGTGGTGTTGCCAGTAGCAGCACGGGTGCCGGTGGTGTGTTGCTTGATGGACTGAGACATATTGATCTCGTCATAGCCCAACACGCCAGTACCCATCATGCCGTTCTTGAACTGCTTGCTGATAGTGTCGGTGGGGTTAAACAAGCCCTTCATGCCTTCAACCAGACCAGCGTTAGCAGCGGGGTTAACCGTTGCATAACGGGGCGACATCACAGCAGCAGACTCGTTCAGTTTCTGCTGGGCTTGCAACAGCACCAAAGAAGTGGACGGGGTAGTGCCAGGAGTGCCAACCGATTGGCCGATAGTCTTGTAAGCATTGGCAACGTCAGCATCAATGCTGGAGGCCAACTGAGAGATACGCGGCTTCAAAACACGCTCTGCGAAATCGTCCAATTGCATGGTCAATTCAGCAGAAGTGAAGTTCACGCCAATGTGCTTCTGGGTAGAAACAGTCAGGGTAGTGAATTGCTCGTTATCGTCTTGCACTTGCAGCGCAGCGCCGTCGGTGACCAAAGCGCGGTCAGGCAGGCGAATACGCAGGGTAGAACCGATCTTCGCACCTTCAACAGCAAAGCTGTCGTCGTACTGGCGGTTTACGTTACGGGTGAGTACCAGGTTGTTCTCGAGGATTTCGAGAGCCTTCCGAGTAATCATGTCAATGGTTAGGATGCTATTAGCCATGAAAAAAGTCCTTTAAAAAATTAGCGGTTAGCCTGCGCCTGCCATTTTTTCATCTGTCGTGCCCGTTCAGCTTCAATCCACTGCGAATCCGTCATGGTCTTGATAGACCGTGGATCAGTAGTGTCATAGGCCGGTGATCCAGTGGATCGGGCAGAGACAGGCGAAATAGGTGCTGGCGCTGACGATGTACGTTTCACGGGCGGGCTATCAGCCAATTTGGCCTCAATCCGTCCAATCTCTTTAGCCTGGCCGAGTGGCGACAGTTTGGAAATGCGTTCCGCTTCCTTGGGGTTTGTGCCGAGGTAGTATGCCAACTCAGGCCCAATATCCGAGGATTGGATTGCCTCTGCCATCACGTTAGTAATCGGAAGTTTGGGGTTGTACGCGACTTGTTCAAAGTCCTCGTACTTGCTCCGTGCTTCCTCTTCCTTCTCGTGGTAGCTTTCAAGAACCTGCGACTGCTGCTTTGCCGCTTCGCGCTGTGCAATCAATTGCTCGGCCTTTTGATAGGCCAGTGCATCGGCGTAAGCCTCTGCGCTTTCAAATTGATCAACAGACTGAACCGGCGCTGCCCTGAGAGTCTGCGTTTCCGCTTGTCTCTGCGCTTGTTCCCGTTCCCACTTCCTTTGCTCTCTTGCAAGGCGTTTGCCAATTGCAGCGTCCAATTCTTCCTGTGTGAAAGTCTTAGATTGCTGTTCTTCAGCTACTTCCGGCGCTTTAACTTCGGGTTCAGGTGCAGCCGTTGCCACCTGTTCCGGCGCGGGGTCAACTACCGCTAGGTTTTCTTCTGACATTTTTGATTCCATAGAATCCCTGGTGAACGCACCAGTACGTTTTTTGCATTATTCGTATGCTACTGTAAATGCTGCCGATGTACCGGCCAAAACAATGTACAGACCTTTGTTAAAGAACAATCCCGCAGGAATGTTCAGATATGTGGTGCCAGCCGACACGCTAAAGGTGTCCGAAATCTTTGGATCGCTGGTGCTGGACGCTTGCGAGTCATAAATGGTAAGCGTGCCGCTGCTGGATGCCGACACAAAAATTCCGAACAATTTGCCCGCGCCGACCTTGACTTGCTTGGTCGCAGCCATTTGCATATAGTTTGCCATGATGTTTCCTTATGCCAAAAAATAATGGTTTCTTTTACTTCGATTTTCTGATTTTGATATTACTTGCAAATTCGTAGGAACGTGCAAACCAGAAACAAATTCACCGCGTAAAGGAATAATGTGATCAACTTCCCAGACAAATCCAAACATTTGCGTCCTCAATTTAGCCAAATTGTACGCTTCACGCATAATCCATCGGTCATCTGGTGTGAGCCATTGTGGCACACGTTTCGCACGTTTTGCAACACTTGCAACAGCACGCGCTGTATATGCATCAGGATGTTTTTTAATATGTCGCAAAGTTTTGGCTTTAATTTTTTCCGGATTTGCTTTAGCCCACGCTTTTGCATCTTCTCGCACTTTGTCTTTATTAGCTGCTTGCCAACGTTTAACCCGTTTTCCATGAAGTTCTTTGTTATTCTCTAACCATTTACGCATAGATGCCGTGTATTTTTCAAGGTTTGCGCTGCGCCACGTAGTTGATTGAACAACAGTGCATTCAACGCATTTCGCCCCTATAGTGTAACGATCAGCAAAATGCCCATGCTTGCACGGCTTGCCCGTTCTGTATGTTTTCAAGCCTAACAATTTTGCTTCCGCGCGTTTCATGCAAGGAACCTTAACTTATAGAGGGTGCTTAAATACAGTTCGATAATGTTGTCAATCAACTGCTGAAGCGAGGAATCTGACTTGTCCACAACTTCGTACCGGCATTTCTCAATGTCATCTAGTTGACCTTGCAAGAAATCAATGATGTTGGCCGTCTTGGTGGCCGAGTGCAGAGTTATCGGCCCCATCAGACCGTGGCGGCCTTGGTAGGCTTCGGCAAATGCATCGGCGTGGTCAATGATTTCGTCGTAAAAGGTGTTTAGCGCAACGTGCTTGGAATAGCTGCGCGTGTTCAGATGGACGCTGTGCGCCACATCACGGGCGAGGAATAGCATTCCTACGAAATCGGCGGCTTTGTACATCATTGTGGCATTCCCATAGGTGGCTGTTGCATCTCCATTGGCATCTGTTGTTCCATGCCTTCCATTGGCATCTCAGGGCCGGTATCCATATCACGCCCAGGCATCTCGTTAACCAAGTCGCCCGACGTAATCATGCCATGCACGGTGCCTAGCACTATGTCTTGAATCTGCTCGGGCGACATGGATGCCTGCACGGCAGAAATCCGCTGAGTCTCGGCCTGGTACGCTTTCACCTGCGCCTCAAAGTCTTTTCGGTGCATATCCTGCGCCTCAATGGACTTGCCAGCGTTAATAATCATCTGGTGCATTTGCTCCATCTCTTGGCCCATCGCCTGGATTTGCTGCTCGGCGGCCTGCAACTCAGGCGGCTTATCGCCATCCTGCATCAGCTTGGGATCGATGGTCTTAGCCAGCCGTTTCGCCATCTCTTGTGCCCCAGGCCAATCCATGTTCTTGACAAACAGGTCACCGGCCACAGCCCACAATTCTTTATTACCGTTAAGCATTTGCGCCATGCCTTCCAAAGCCTCTTGGCGCTTGGTGGCGTAGCCTGGGCCGGTGGTCACCACCACATCGTACTTGCCGACGCTAGGGTTGTAAATCTTGTCGATCACAATGCCTTGCTGATCCACAATCTTCTTTACCGGCTCGGCTTGCATCGGATCAATCTTGACCATATCGGTTTCGCCGTCCTCGCCAATGATCCGAGCCACCCGCTGGGTGTCGTAAATCTTCGGAATTAGGTCAACCAACTGGCGGGTGATGTGCCGCACGCCACGGGCAAGGTTGTCACCGTAATGGTAAGTACCAACATCGCCCTCACGCTGGCGTGCCAAGATGGCTTTGCCGCTGCGTTCGTTGGATGTCATACCCAAAGAAGCGTTGTATTGGCCGGTTGACGCTTTGATGTCCTCGGACGCGCCAGCCTTGGCCTGCAACAACCCGCTGGAGGCCATCGGAGGTTGGGCACGGGCGGGAAGTGGCAAAACGCTGCCAGCGCCATCGGTTACGTCAGGGTTTACCTCCAAATACGGCCAGTTGGTCGTGTTTGCGGTCTTCCACTGCGTCTCGTAGCCTTCAAACTGCCCGCCATAGCCAATAAATGGCGCTTTTGGAGCCAAAGCCAGCATTTCTGCCTCTTGGGACACCCAATAGTTGTACATCCGTTGCGCGTCTTTGGCATTTCGCACCAGACCCGACACATACAAACGGCCGTCAACCTCAAATTCGTTGCCTACGATGCGAACAACGGGAATGTACTTGCCCGCCCACTCGCGCTGTTCCAAAATCTCGTAGCCGTTAATCTTGCAATACTTGATCTTGCACCGATCAGACTCGCGTGACTTCAGCGGCTTGCCAAATTGGGTTTTTAGTAGCTTGTCCTCGGGCGAATTGTCAAACGCCGTGACATTTCCAGGGTACAGATTCAGCGTAGCGCGGTCATAGTCAACGTAGTAATAGTCCGCAATGCGGATGGTGTCCTCGTTTAGCCACTGCGACAGATTCTGGTCACCAACGCCCAGCGACTGCAAGGTCGTGATAGGCGCTGAATCAGGGTACATCCGTTCGTAGTCCGCTTTTGTGATGTCCTCGGTGATGAAACACCACTTGGCATCAGACCCACACGGGTCTTGAATCGTCGGATCCATGTAGACGCTGAAACTGTTGCGAATGCGCCCAATCTTGATGTCTTGGTCAAACGTATCGTCGTCGCAATACTCCGTCAGGATTCGGATGTAACCTTCGCCGTAGCTAACCTGGTTCTCGCAGGCGGTGTCGTAAGCGACATCAGCATCCGAGATGTACTCAATGTGCCTGACCATGCCGTTGAAGATTTCGGCAACGTCGATGTCGGCTTTGTCATCGGCAGGAATAACCTTGCCACTTGGGCGGTTTTGGCGTTGGTCATTGGTCACTTGCCGGACGTGCTGCGGCAGTTTGTTGATAGTCAGGCAGGGGCGAGCGTTAATCGTCTGGCCCTGCACCGCGCCGCGAGTAGCCAGCACATCGGCAGGCCACTGCCAATGGTTATCTGGCGAACCGGCGTAAAACTTTAAGTCATCAATCTCGTCCTCGCGGGACTCGGACAACGCGCCAATCGCCATATCCAAGCGGCTGCGGGCAGTCGCCAAAATATCGGAACTGTCGTTCTTCTTGCCACCACCATTGGCGACATTACCCACTGCTACCATGCCGGTGTAATCAGCCATTATTTCTTACCTTTTGGCATAGGCGTTGGCTTATTGGCCTCGCGCTTCACAGAGTACGCCACGGCTAATGCTTGTTTTATAGGCTTGCCGCTGGCTACCTCAGCCTTGACATTAGCCCGAAAGGCTTTAGGAGTAGATGACTTCACTAATGGCATATCAAGCCCCCATCCATGATGTGTTAACGCCGCTGCCCTGAGAGTTCACGCGGCGGGTTGGTTCAGTGTACTGCCGATGCGCCACGGGAAAGGCAAAGGTCACGGCAATCGCGTCTGCCGCGTCAGGTGAAGCCAATCCTCTTGCTCTCATCTCTTTTTTCCCTTCAAGGAAAATAGTCCCCGACGAATTCGGTTTCTTCATAGGCCCAGTTAGGTCAGCCTTAAGCTGCCTGTCTGTGGGAATACTAGCAGATTTTAGCCACGTCCTCATATCGTTCCACATTTCGGCCCGCTTATTGCCAAACGCAATGGAGTGTTTCGCCTTGGAGCCAAAGTTCACGCCGCGCACCTTATACCGCTGCTCGGTAAGCCTATCCAGTATCCCGTAGCCCAATCCACCCTCATCAATCACCGTCAAAACAGGCTTGTATTCCTCCATCGCCTCAATGACGCGCCCGACAATCGTCATGGTGTCTTCACCCTGATACCGCTTAATCGCCACAATATCCCGCCCCTGGCGTACCGCAATCACAGTGGCATCGGCACCGCCGCGTGCCGGATCCACCCCCATCACGATAGGCGCGGATGAATCCTTGTAGCGTGGGCGCTTGGCGGCATCATCCACCAGTGTCCCCGATATAAACTGATCTTCTCCGGCCGATGGAAACTCGCCGTACACCTCAACCTTGGCCTGGGCAGAGTCCTCGCCATACTCGTTGATGATTTGCTCATACACCGCCTTGTCGGTGTCCTCCACCGTCCTGGCATCAACGCAGCGCGTGTTCCAGAAATCCCGCTTAGCGTTAAAGCACTCAAAGAAATAGCCCTCGTTACGCCGAGGATTGGAAAACGCAAACCAGTACCTGTCCGGCGTGTTCTCCGTAAAGAACCCCGCGCCCACTTCCCAAATCGGGTTAGGGATACCGCTGGACTCGTCAAAGATCAGCATCATGCCGTCCTGGTTGTGGACACCAGCGTACGAATCAGGATTCTCCGCAGACCACAGCTTACCTTCGCAAGCCCAGTAGCGCGTACCCTTCTTCAGATCACGCTCAACCAGTTCCGTCAACCAGTTGGCAGGCACCAGCTTGGTGGCGCTTATCTCCCACCAGTGCGAGTTAATCAGCATGGCCGCCCACTTCGTCAACTCGGCCCAGGTGACCGAACGCAGCTGGTTCTCAGAGTTCGCGCTGACCACTACGCTGCCGCCAATCCGAGTAGTCAGCATCCACAGCACCAGCCAGCTAACCAATGCAGACTTACCAATCCCGCGCCCAGATGACACCGCCATCCGCACAGTGTCATAGGTAATCTGACCCTTCTGCTTTTTGATGTGATCCGTAATATCGCGTAGCACTTCCCGCTGCCACTTGCGCGGGCCTTGGAACCGTTCCAATGGCGTGTTCTTGACACCCCAAGGAAATGCAAACCTTACAAACGCCTCTAGGTCATTAGCAATCGCCGGTGACCATAGTTCCGTCATCAGCTTTTGCTCTTCCTCGCCTTTGTAAATTGGAAGTTGCATTAGTAGTCAATTCCGTGGTAGGATGTTGCCATGAATTTATCTCCTATCGTGAACACCGATGTCAAGATGCCGGCCAAAATGCTGGAAGCGTTGGGGTTGCATGAAACCCGTTGCGTGGTTACCGGCGTTAAGCAAACAACAGAAGAGTCCGTCAAGACTTTTTTGACTGAGCGATATGGTGAAAAATTAGCCAGCAAATTTGATCCCAAATTTTTGTTTAGTATCCAAGACGTTTAAGTAGTGCGTTGTCAATAACGCCAGCGTAAGGGTGCATTTGCATTGCCCTTAAATCTGAAGCCCTTGGATTTTTTGGGTCTGGAATGTTCCTAGCCTTAACCACATCAGGCAGCAATTCAAAAATATTGTGGTCTTCAGCCAATGTTCCAATGCCTTGTCCTTGCACCCCGCCTGGGTAAGCTGGGTGAGTAGATTTCAATATTGGACTTCCTGTAAATATCTCACCAACATTTTGCACGCCGCCTTCTTGCGCGGCTAATTGCGCGGGGTCTGACACCGCCAACCTTGCACTACCAATATTTAAACCGCCCTCATCTCGAAAATCCCTGTCCATCATTTTTTTAATGGCCTTGCGCTTGCTATCTGGTGCTGCTCTAAATTGCGCCACACTTGCTGGATCAGACACACCAGCCCAATCAGGAATAAATTTCTTAATTGCTTTGTCAAAGTTCTTTTTTTGCATTCTGCCCATAGAGGCATCAGCGTAAGACAACATAGTTTCACCAGTCATCTGAGCAAAGTCACCGCCAGTGGGAGCCATACGATAAGGCAAATACAACGGATTTTGCCCAGTAGCACTTTTGACTTCATCAGCGTATTTCATCAATGCTTTTGATGGAGCATTGCCCGATGACCAAACTAAACCAGGATTGTTAAACATGAAATCTTGACCGCCCAACAATCCAACTGGCCGGTTAAACGCAACATCATTGACGCCAATCAATTGGCCGCCTGCAGCAGTCCTGTCTGCCATGCTGGTGATAAACGGTCTACCCTCAAAATCAGCAAGCGAAACCGTTGGCGCATTTGCGGCATTTGGATTCAATTGGATATCTCGCGTCATCGCTTGCATTCTGGCTTGCTCATTTACCCTTGGGTCATATCTTGGGTCAAATGCGCCAATTCCGCTACGGCCAGATGGCGGCACAACGCTAGGCATTGTCCCCATGCTCCGCATATAGTCTTCGGCAAGTTGCCCAACCTTTGGCGCGACAAACCGGCCTGTGGCGGCTGCTCCTTGTCCTGCCATTTGCGTTACAGCAGGCAACGCCTTCGGCGCAACTAGGTTACCCACAACATTCTGCCCAAGGGTCGCGCCCATGTTTTCGCTGTACTGCGCCTGCGGCCCAGCGCCAGGCAATGACGGCAGCATCGCCCTCACGCGATCCGATGTGGGTAGCAACGCCTGTGCGGCCATATTCTTTGCCGTGTAGCTATCAGGGGCTGCGCCGGACAGCAGTAGCTGCCGCGCTAGTTGCTCAATGTCACCAGGCATACCAGCAATGGTTGCCGCTGTACCCTTGGCTGCGCCATACAGCATCGGGCCTAGCCCCTGCGTAAACGCATTCACTACGTCTTGGCCTGGGTACGCCAGCCTGTTCTGTGGCCGCGCTGCGAGTGCGTTATATCCTGACGGCATGGTGCGTGGAGGGTAGTGGTTGGCTTGGCGCGGTTATAGCATAAAAAAAAATAAAAATTGTGGGCGGAGCCACCGTTTCTGTGGCCCTTCGCCGTCGGCCCTACCCCCCGCCTCCGGCGGCGCGGCGGGCCACGGCCAGCGCGGCCAAGGTCACTTAGTTCGTGCAACAAACAAACGATGTCAGCCTTGTTGATAACTCAAGCCTTGCTGATTCCCCAATGACGCGACGCACATACAAACGTAACACATTGATTTCATTAGGTATTTTCCATGTACGATTTACTTAGTTCAACCGCGCTACTTAATACAGTGTCCATTATGTGAATGAAAACAGGGGTGTTATGGCCCTTTCTGCTTAATCTTTATACAAATGGCCATATTCTGTGGATAACTTTTAGCCATTGTCTGTGGGTAACTTTGGCGTGACATCGGTTACGTCCATGCCGATCTGGACGCGGGAGCGTGCAGCCTCCAATGCGTCCAATACGCTGATGCGCTCATCACGGACGCTAACGTCAATCTTGTCGCCGTACACCTTGGGGTGCAGTTTGGCGGCCACCCACTTGCGTGCGTCCACCTGCAATCGCTTCTGGTTCACCCAGGCGCTGATCTCCACGCCTTGCAGGTGGCTGGGAATCGGCGCGTCAGCCAGTTCGATGATTTCCTCTGCCATCCGCGACGCTCTATCTTTCTTCGCTCTCTCGTAGGCTTCAGCCAGCTTTGGATCGGCATCCATAAGCCGATAAGCGTGCGTGTAGCTGAGTCCTGTCTCTTTTAGCGCCGTCGTAAGTGATGAGCCGCCACCAACTCTGTCAAAGATTGATTTCCAAACATCACTGCTGTAAACCGGAGGACGGCCAGCGCCTGGCTGGTTCACGCGCGTAGCTTTGCCATAATTTAGCGCGCTTTCGCCGCATTCCGCTACACATTGACCTGATTCAGCAATACCTGACCCCAATTCAGCGTATTTCGCGCTACTTTCCACGCTTACCGCCTTGCGCGTGTATTTCCGCTTTGGCCGTGTCAAAGAGTTTGGTTCCTCGGTATGGTTTGCTGATGTCAATGTCGTTCTCCATGTTTTCAAATCCACTTGATCCTGTAGTTTGCACTGGCACCATTTTGGTTCCAGGCAATGCTGCCTTAATTTCCCGCACCTGCTTAAGCGTCGGCGCGTTCATAACCGTCTCCAACTCTTCCAGCGTCCAGATGGAGCGTGCGCCTGGCTCCTTCCTAAATTGCTCGTACCAAATCCTATCCTTCTCCTGCCTCACAACTACCATCAGGCTCCCATCCTGCATCCTATGCTCCATACAATCGATTTTAGGCACCCTCTCTAACCCTACCCCTTCAGCCCACCGCGTCAACGCCTTGTAGGCCGCTACAAGCCCCTTGCTGGCCCTCTCCAACCTTTCCTCGTCCCGCGCCTGCACGGATTCCGCAATCCGTTCCCGCTGCGCGGCAAACTTGCGTCGGAATTCTGCGTCCACCAATTCAAGCACCCGCCCAATCCCGTAAACCTTTTCATGCTCCAGCTTTGCCAGTTCAACATCCACCGCCAACGCCTGATTCCAAACCTTAAACGAATCTGATGGGTAAACATCAGTCTCCAACAATTTCTTTGATGCCATCCTTTAATCCTTCCATAGCCGACTTCAAAACATAGCCAACTTCCAAAATCGCGAGATAGCCGAATAGCCGACTTCATATTGCATTAAGCAATATTATGCAAGTCGGCTATCCGACCACCTATTTCTGGCCGACTTCACGATAGCCAGCTTGCCATGTTTTTACAAGTCGGCTATGTTTTCCAAACAATAGTACATAGCCAACTTGCCATGCTTTTATAGCCAACTTCACAAGTCGGCTATCAGAAAGGCGCCACAAACGGCTCATCTTTATCCTTATCGGGGTAAATAATCCAGCAGTATTCCGCGACATCCGTCTTGTGATACCCGACTAATTCCTTGGCAAACATCGATTTTTTACCCTTGTAAAAGTCTGTGTTGATGCTGCTGCTGTCACCCTTTAGCTTCACGAATTCCTCTTTCCACTCGTTCACGGTAACCGTTTTATGGCGCTGGTCACCCACATTTGTCATATGCCCATTGCGTTCTATCGCCTTGTGGATAGCGTTCAGCGCCACCTGCTGGTTCTCCTGCAGCTTCCTTGGCTTCTCTTGGTGGCTGATTGCTTGACTCTGCATCTGCTGCTGGATGGCCTCGTCTGATGCCCTGACCGCCAGGCTTATCTGGGCTTCGCTAATGCCTAGCTGGCTCGCCTGAATCTCCACCTTCACCATCTCAAAGCCAATCTTTAGCCCGTCCTGGCCGTCTTTCTGTTTGCTGATCGTGAGGATCCCACTGCCAGCTATCGGGCTAGACGGGTTTGGTGTAGCGTCAATCTTCATCAGTTCAAGCTGAGTGTCCACGGCACCCAGCAGGCTTGAATGCCCCCGCAATCCCTTGGTGGCATCCTTCCCACTGTGATGCAGCACCATCATGGCGCAGTTCAGCATCCGCTGAATCCGTCCCGCGTTGTGGATAAACGCTCCCATGTCCTCGCTATTGTTCTCGTTGCCACCGCCAAACGCTCTGGCTAAGGTGTCAATCTGTACCAGTTCAAACTGGACACCTGTACGCTCAACCAGATCCTTAATGGATAGCACCAGCAGGTCAAAGTCTTCCGCGCTGCTTCTCAGGTTTATCGCGGCCCTGATGACGTAGATTTCAGCACCAGCAGCAGTGGCGTTGTGCATCTTGCAGGCTTTGATGCGTGCTCCGATGCCGCCAAAGCCTTCCCCAGCTATATATAGGACAGCGCCTGCTGCTTGCACCTCCCGCCCCATCCACGCCCTGCCCGTTGCCACCGCCTCGGCAATGTCAAGCGCGACAAAAGACTTGTAGCTGCCTGGTGGGCCGTAGAGTGCGCAGAATGCTTTTTTCGGCAGCACATTGTCTATCAGCCACTCCACCGGCTCGTCCTCAATGTCATCCCAGCTTTCGATGTTAAGCAATTGCCTCGGTACTAGGATAGGTGGCTCTTCCTCGGGTAACGCTTGCACTTCCTCAATAGTTTCCCGTGGAACAATCCACTCTGGTGTCTGCACCTGGTCTATGTCGGTAATCACCGGCAAAGCCTTGGCGAGTTCTGCCAGCTTGGCCCGATCCCCGCCATCCGCAACCCACTCATAGGCATCGTCCCCGAGTTCGGGTAAGTTGAAGTCCAGCACCCGAACAGCTTTAGCTACAGGTAAGAGCGCCTCCACTACCCGCTTGGCGTACTTCCAACCTGGCAGATCGCAGTCCGGAACCACTATCACTACCGCGCCGGTGAAGTATTGGGTGATGTCTGCCGGCCAATGGCCTGCACCAGCGTGAGACGTAGTGGCAATGGCGCCTATGCTGACCAGAGCATCGGCAGCCTTCTCTCCTTCCACCAGGTAGATGGCGCGGCCAGCTTCCCTTGCGTTGATGAGTTCCGGCAGGCGGTAGGGCACTATCCGCGCCCCTGTCATGCTGCCCTTGCGGTTGCCAGCGGCATCCACCTTGTGCAAGCTGTACGTCTTACCCTTCTCGGTGTTGGTCTTGAACCTGCGTTTTACAAATAGCGTCTCGCCTGACTCGTCCTTGTACTCCCACTCCTGTTCCAACTGCGGCATGGTCATCAATTCACCCTTGATAAGTTGGAGACTGTACTCCTGGCGCTGAATGCTTGGCAATAAGTTGCGTTCCCGTACAGCGTCAAATACCGAGTGCTGGTCACATCCACCGTGACAGTGGAATAAGAGTTTCCCATTGTCTTCCTTGATGCTAAGACTCGGGTTCTTGTCACCGTTGCCGCGTCCGTGGCCTGGTACAGGGCAACTTGCCAGCCAGTTCCCGTTCACTTGCTTGGCGTTGCCGAGGGCTTTGGCTATTGTTTCAGTGTCCATGTCTCGTTCTCAGTTTTTAGGGGAAAAAAAAGCCGGTGGAGATCAACCCACCGGCCACCAGACTACTGGTTAAAAGAACTCTTCGTCATCCATCACGGGCGCAGGCGCAGGCTTACTAGCCTTGCGTACAGGTGCTGGCTCCGGCTCAACAAAGTCCTCTCCGTCCGCATTCATGCCTGCGGGACGCGCAACCCAACCCGCCAGCTTGAAGTTCGGCACCCGCGTGTTGCCCTTGCCGACCTTCTCGGCTGTGCTGTTAACGTACTCTATGACCGGCAGCTTGCCGCCGTTATCACCGGCAGCTTTGTCGCCCTCGTTGTAGCTTTTTTCAAATCACTTTCATGGCCC